TAACAGGTCTGAAGTCTCTACAGGCACGCCTTGGATGACTTGCTTTGAGAACCACATAAGGTTGCGGTCTTCTGAGTCCACTAGGACCAAGCGGCTCTTGTACAGGGCCATGATGTCCGTAGCTGGAGCAGCGATATTCTCGATGACACCGCCCGTGGTGTATATGATCGAGTTGCCCAGGATAGCTGAATCTGGTTGGGTATCAACGAATGTGATGTAGTCTACCGTAGTGTCATTGAGGGTAGGGGCGGTAATGGAGGTAATCTGGTAATACGTCTGTTGGGCAGTTGACCACCGGTAGATCACAATCTTAATGGGGGTGGCTGTCTTATAGGTCAGGCGGAGAGTGGGGACGTAGATAGTGTTAGAGGTCTGAGCCGTAGCGGGAGTAATAGGTCCCACCCCTGCGCCGTTGTCAGTGAGGTTGACGGCGGTTAGGGCAATAGCGTTAGCATAAGACGTAGCCACTTTTATCGTGTTAGCATCAACTCTTATGATGTAATAGGTGGTGCCACCAACGAGAGGGGAGGGAAGAGCGCTAGTGGTGGTGAACACCGCTGCCTCACCGGTTACGTACCCATGAGCTGTAATGGTGATGGTGTCGGCGCCTACGTTGACGTCTGATGTGGCGAATGTGTGTACAGCTCCGTCAGCCGCTAAGACACCAACGGGCAAGCTAGGGGCGCTTCTAAAGATGTTCCCTTGAGCGTCTGTCCACTCATAGAGGGCTTGGTAGTAGTACTGCTGGGCAGTGATAGTGCCCCCAGCCGCTCTGGTAGTAGCCTCAACGTAGTCTGGCCACAGGTGAAAGCCGTGCTCAACCGGTGCTACGCCGTCGTACATCCAAAGCAGCCCACCGGATAGATGCAGGTCGTTGCCGATCTCAGAGGTGGAGAGGTCAACAGGAGCTAGATTAAATGATGCTACGTTTACACCGGTCTGGGAGTAGACGCCCTGTGTGTTCGCTACGCCTTGGCTCTTATTAACCCCTTGAATCAAGTCCTTGAATAGATAGGCAATAGACGCGGTCGAGCCAGAGATGGTTACGCTTGGTAAGCCCAAGGTCACATAGCCGCCGCCATTGGAGTAGGCGAGCTTAGATACCACATTACCGGCTGAGTCTATCAGGAAGTAGGTGGGTTGATAGCCTGAGTTGTACGCAGCGAGCACATAGGTGACACCGTTGAGTATGAATGCCTTAGAAGCTAAGCCAACTGAGCGGTCAACAGGGATGGCAGAGCTAACCGCCCCTACTTGAGTCACCGTCTTGGACAAGACGTAGTCGGTGGCAATGGCTGTGTCGTACGTATAGGAGTTGATAACCTCGTAGAAGACTCTCATCACACCGTTATTGGCCACCCCGGTGATGTTCCTGACGCTTAAGGCGCTAATGATCTGGGTAGGAGCCAAGATAGTCAGCAAAGAGCCGTCTACAGCCAGTACGTAGCCTGTAGAGTCTGCGCTATTGTAGAAGCTAGCCCAGATAATAGGCGCCCCCCCTGAGGTATCGGCAGTCAATCCCATGATAGTGGCTGCTCTACCAGCGAAGTTGACCGTATTGTGCTGAAGCAGGGTAAAGTCTATGAGAGTTAGGTGGATAGCGGCGTCAGCGCCGTTCCAAGCGAGGTAGAGGTTGTTGTTAGCTACGACACCGTCAAACGCTACGCCTGAGGAAGCCGTGTAGTTGGAGGTGATATTGACGGCTGCGTTAGCTGAAGCTGGGTCACTGGTGCTAATCGCGATATACTGGAGGTGGTTAGTAGCAGTAATGGTAACCGTGAAGACGATGATGAAGTGATTGCCTAGGACAAACACTCTTGGGCTACCAGTAATTGCGCCAGCTGTTGGCACGATATTAGTAGGGGCTATGATGTTTTGGCCAGTAACGCTATTGGCTATAACGTACTTGTAGGTAGTCGCAGTGTCATTAACCTCTGTATAGGCCGTGAGCACCAGTCCATTGGGAGCTATAACGCTGTCACCCTGTGGGTGGTTAATGGCTGATCTAACCACCGGCAATACGCTTAGGGAAGCCTGGCGTATTACCCCTTTATCAACCCACGTATTGGTCGACTGGGAGTAGGCGTTAAGTTTAGACCCAATAGCCGTTAGGTTGTCACTATACGAGGTTACGTGAGTAAAGGACGTGTTAGGGAGAGAAGCTAAGGGCGTGTAGCCATTACGCTTAGTCAGCCGCCCAGCCTTGGTGAACACCGCGTTCTGGAGTGAGAGCATCTTTCCAGGTTGTACTTGGAAAGGATCTGTCTTCTGGTCCAGTCCCATCGCGAAGCTAATGGGTACTGATGCTTTTTGTAACGCCATTTAGATCTCGTAGACAATCATTTTAATGAACTTAACGTTCACGTCTTGAATGAGAGGATTTAATGTAATCGTATAGGTGTAGGTTCCAGGCGCAGGGAAGTCTAGGAAGTTAATGACGCTTGGCTCCCAGATTCCTTCGTCCACTTGGGTCCTAGTAAGCTGAGTGACACCACGGAAGATCTTGATCTCCAATGTCCCTCCCGTGCCCATGCTGATGTCTGATTGGTTGAGGGAGCCGTCATCAATCGCTTGGATAACAACAGGGCGGCCAGCTGTGGTGATGGTGAGGCTGAAGTTGGTGATCTGAGCAGGCGTACCAGCCGTGATGAGCTGAGTCCCTGAGCTAGCGCTAACAGCCACGCCGCCTAAGCCTACTGTGGTTCCAGTGGCTCTGGTTCGGGAGTTAGCAATGGCATTGGCTCCGGTAGACGTCATAGACGTGCCCACAGCGTCGTACGTGACACTGGACATGATGCCAGACGACGTCATTATTACGACGTTGGTTTGAGCGGGGAGCTGGGGCAGTGTGATGCTATAATCTGACGCTAAGGTAGGGGGGGATAAGGTAAGGCCAAAGGAGCTAGGCGTCAGGTTCCTGAGGATGATAGACGCAGCGTCGAGGTTAGCTGGGGTTAGCGCAGCTGATTGGAATACGAACGTTTGGTTCCCAGCTACGTAGCTAGCCGACGCTGGGGGGGTAAGGTTGGAGATAGACCCAGGAGTACCAGCTATACCGCCTGACTGCGTAATGCGGATCTGGTTGCCTAAGCCGTCATTGTAGTAGAGATCAACACCGGACTCGTATAGCGCGCCGAGATCGGTAGGGAGAGCAATAGGGGACGGCTGGCTAGTGAACCTAACGCTACGCGCCGTAGTGAGGTTCTCATCGTTCATCAACAGGTCAGCGTTGACGTTAATGGCTGCTGGGGTGATCAATACACCAGAGCCTGGGGTGTGGTCATGGCCGTCAAGGATAGTTAAGCAACTGTTAACGTCTGTAGCGTATTGTGGGCCTGCTTCAGTTCCTACTCCAGGGACCGGAAGGCTCATGTTAGGTGAAAGGTTGATAGCCATTAGAAGACCTCTAGCGACACTGTGCAGGGCGCTGAGGCCACTAACACTAACGTCTGATTGGGCGTAGGGTTACTATCCTGAGTATCATAGATAGTCGCTGCCGCGTTGATTCTCACTATGCTCCAACCTTGTAGTTTCCGGCTTAGGAGGTGGTTGATGACATTGGTGCCAGTTGCCAGGGGGATAGCGCTTAGGATAGATCCATTATTGAGCGCGTTATTGATCACTGGATTCAGAATGGACGCCCAACGATTCTGCATCATCTGGAAGTCTTTGTCGTCATTCTGGAACTGAGGCAGGCTAGCCATCACCAGCCGCCCTTCTGATATCCATCCCAGCCGCCGCCATTAGCTCCAGAGCCAGCACCGCGTACGTCGGCGATGGTGTCAGGCATGCCAGCGTCTCTGTTCATAGCAGAAGCTTCTATGCGCTTGATTAGAAAGGCTAATTCCTGATCTAGCTTACTCGTGTCGGACTCTTCTTTATCCAGTGCGTACTTAGCGGCCCTAATTAATACGTACTGAAGCCAGCCTGAGAACCCAATCGTAGTGAGGTCGTTATCGGCTAATAGCTCATTCAACCTAGGGATGTACCAGATGCGGATGTGTTGGCCAGCACTTGGAGTCGGTATGAACTCAATGTTAGTTCCCATTAAGCGGTACTGGAGGTTGAATACACCGTAGATGGTGCTGTTGGAGTTAGGGTAGATGAACTTGTTACGGTCAGCGAAGTTGAACTTGTTGACGCTCACATAGGCGTTGGACGCCGTATTGATGGCTAGATCAACGCCAAGTAGCTTATAGAAGGGAGCAGCAGTGATAGTGGACGTACCATCTACACCATTGGTGAACGGGAGCAATCCATTAGGGAGTGGGTATAGGAACTGGTTGTTGATGATGGTGAACGTAGCTGGCGTAGCAACGAAGTAGTCTTCGTACTGGGTCACCAGTAGGTCATAGAGCTCAAACATCGCCTGGTTGATGAAGAA